ATGTCTGGCCACACCCCCTTGCCTCCCGAAGCCCTCGACCTGCCGCTGCTGCCGCTGCGCGACGTCGTGGTGTTTCCCCACATGGTGATCCCGCTGTTCGTGGGACGCCCCAAGAGCATCAAGGCGCTCGAGCTGGCCATGGAGGCGGAGCGCCGCATCATGCTCGTGGCCCAGAAGGCCGCGGCCAAGGACGAGCCCTCCGTCGAGGACATGTTCGAGGTCGGCTGCGTCTCGACCATCCTGCAGATGCTCAAGCTGCCCGACGGCACCGTGAAGGTGCTCGTCGAGGGCCAGCAGCGCGCCCGCGTCAACCGCATCGATGACGGCGAGACCCATTTCTCCGCCAACGTGACGCCCGTCGAGGCGCCCGAAGGTGGCGAGAAGGGCACCGAGGTCGAGGCGCTGCGCCGCGCGGTGATGCAGCAGTTCGACCAGTACGTCAAGCTGAACAAGAAGATTCCGCCCGAGATCCTCACCTCGATCTCGAGCATCGACGATCCGGGCCGCCTCGCGGACACCATCGCCGCGCACCTGCCGCTCAAGCTCGACAACAAGCAGGCCGTGCTCGACCTCGACGACGTCAAGGAGCGCCTGGAAAACCTGTTCGGGCAGCTCGAGCGCGAGGTCGACATCCTCAACGTCGACAAGAAGATCCGCGGGCGCGTGAAGCGCCAGATGGAGAAGAACCAGCGCGACTTCTATCTCAACGAGCAGGTCAAGGCCATCCAGAAGGAGCTCGGCGAAGGCGAAGAGGGCGCGGACATCGAGGAGATCGAGAAGAAGATCAAGCTCGCGAAGATGTCCAAGGAAGGCCTGAAGAAGGCCGAGGGCGAGCTCAAGAAGCTCAAGCTCATGTCGCCCATGTCGGCCGAGGCCACCGTGGTGCGCAACTACATCGACGTGCTGGTCGGCCTGCCCTGGAGCAAGAAGACCAAGATCAAGCACGACCTCGCCAATGCCGAGGCGGTGCTCAATGCCGACCACTACGGCCTCGAGAAGGTCAAGGACCGCATCCTCGAGTACCTCGCGGTGCAGCAGCGCGTGGACAAGGTGAAGGCGCCGATCCTGTGCCTCGTTGGACCTCCGGGCGTGGGCAAGACCTCGCTGGGTCAGTCGATCGCCAAGGCGACCGGCCGCAAGTACACCCGCATGGCGCTGGGCGGCATGCGCGACGAAGCCGAGATCCGCGGCCACCGCCGCACCTACATCGGCGCGCTGCCGGGCAAGGTGCTGCAGGGCCTGAGCAAGATCGGCACGCGCAATCCGCTGTTCCTGCTCGACGAGATCGACAAGCTGGGCACCGACTTCCGCGGCGACCCGTCGAGCGCGTTGCTCGAGGTGCTCGATCCCGAGCAGAACCACACCTTCGGCGACCACTACGTGGAAGTCGACTTCGACCTGAGCGACGTGATGTTCGTCGCCACCTCGAACTCGATGAACATCCCGCCGGCGCTGCTGGACCGCATGGAAGTCATCCGCCTCTCGGGCTACACCGAGGACGAGAAGACCAACATCGCGATCAAGTACCTGCTGCCCAAGCAGATGAAGAACAACGGCGTGAAGGACGACGAGCTCGCGGTCACCGAAGAAGCGGTGCGCGACATCGTGCGCTACTACACGCGTGAGGCCGGCGTCCGCTCGCTCGAGCGCGAGCTGTCGAAGATCTGCCGCAAGGTGGTGAAGGGCCTGCTGCTCAAGCAGCTCACGCCGAAGGTCACCGTCACCGGCGAGAACCTCAACGACTTCCTCGGCGTGCGCAAGTACACCTTCGGGCTGGCCGAGAAGCAGAACCAGGTCGGCCAGGTGGTCGGCCTTGCGTGGACCGAAGTCGGCGGCGATCTGCTGACGATCGAGGCGGTCACGATGCCCGGCAAGGGCGTGATCAGCCGCACCGGTTCGCTGGGTGACGTGATGAAGGAGTCGGTGGAGGCCGCGCGCACCGTGGTGCGCAGCCGCTCGCGCCGCCTGGGCATCAAGGACGAGGTCTTCGAGAAGCGCGACATCCACATCCACGTGCCCGATGGCGCGACGCCAAAGGATGGCCCGAGTGCGGGTGCCGCGATGACGACGGCCTTCGTGTCGGCGCTCACGGGCATCCCTGTGCGCAGCGACGTCGCGATGACGGGCGAGATCACGCTGCGAGGCGAGGTCACGGCCATCGGCGGCCTGAAGGAAAAGCTGCTTGCGGCGCTGCGTGGCGGCATCAAGACCGTGCTGATCCCGGAAGAGAACGCCAAGGACCTGCAGGACATTCCCGAGAACGTGAAGAACGGCCTCGAGATCGTGCCGGTCAAGTGGATCGACAAGGTGCTCGAGATCGCCCTCGAGAAGATGCCCGAGCCGCTGTCCGACGAAGAGGTGGCTGCATCCGCTGCTGCGATGGCCGAGCTGGCCAAGCAGCGTACGCCGGCACCGGCTTCGGAAGGCTCGGTCAAGCACTGATCGACGCGTCGCAAAAGTTGCGGGACCTTGAAAAAATGGTATATACTTCAAGGCTCGAAACGCGGGAATAGCTCAGTTGGTAGAGCGCAACCTTGCCAAGGTTGAGGTCGAGAGTTCGAGACTCTTTTCCCGCTCCAGTTTTGAAAAAGGGAAGCTCCAGCTTCCCTTTTTTTCGCTAGGTCGATTTCGTATTTCAGCGTGGCGCGATAGCAAAGCGGTTATGCAACGGATTGCAAATCCGTCTAGTCCGGTTCGACTCCGGATCGCGCCTCCACTCTCCTCTCGGTTCAAACTGATTCGACCCCGAACACCAAGCCCCGCCAACCGACGTTGCCGGGGCTTGTTTTATTTGGGTTATCGTCGATGTCCAACCTGATGCCCGGATGGTGAAATTGGTAGACACATCGGACTTAAAATCCGCCGCTTCCTTAATCGGGGCATACGGGTTCGACCCCCGTTCCGGGCACCACGGCGTATCCGCCAAAACGACATCAAACGACATGCCACATGTCGTTCCCTGTGAAATCAGGGGGTTCGAGGGGATGTAAGATTCGCGAATCGACCTATGGCATGTGAATGTCTGAAGGTCGCTCCCCCCGAATTTCTCACGGATCATCCCCCGAATGGCTACCCCAAAGAAAACCGCTCAAGGTACTTGGCGGGTCCAATTGGAAATTGGCGGTGTGCGCGACAGCGGCACCTTCAACACCAAGCGCGAGGCCGACGATTGGAATGCTCGCCGCACGCTCGAACTGCGCGCGGAGCGCAAGGATGGCCCCGGTTCGAACAAGACGCTGCTGGAGGTGTTCCGGGCCTATGCCGACCAGGTGACGCCGAAGAAGCGGGGCAACGCGAAGGAGCTGATCCGGCTGCTGGCCTTCGAGGATCCAGAGGCGCACCCGCTGCCGCTCAAGAAGCGCGTGCAGGACGTCACCAGCGAGGAACTGGGCCGCTGGCGGGATGCCCGCTTGGCGAAGAACCTGCCGGCCACGGTGCTGCGCGACATGGGCCTGATGTCCGCCGTCTTCGAGCATGCGCGCACGGAATGGAAGTGGGTCAAAGTCAACCCCATGCGCGACGTGCGCCGGCCGCAGACGAACGAGCATCGGGATCGCCTCATCACGGGCCCGGAGACGCGCAAGATGCTGCGCCAGCTCGGGCATGGGAAGACGGTGCGCACGGTGTCGCAGGCCATCGCAGCGGCCTTCCTGTTCGCGCTGGCCACCGGGATGCGCGCCGGCGAGATCTGCAAGCTCCGTTGGGTCGACGTCCGCGGGGACTATGCCGTCTTGACCCACACGAAGACCAAGACCACCGGCCGGCATGTGCCGCTCGGGCCGATGGCGCGGCACGTCATCAGGCGCATGGAAGGGTGGGACAAGGAGACGGTGTTCGGCCTGCAGGTCGGCACGCTGGATGCCCTGTTCCGGAAGGCCCGGAAGCGCGCCGGACTGGAGGGGTTCACCTTCCACGACTCCCGGCACACGGCGTGCACGCACCTGGCGCAGAGGATCAACGTGCTCGACCTCTGCAAGATGATGGGCTGGGTCAAGACGACCCAGGCGCTCACCTACTACAACCCGAAGGCCTCGGACATCGCGAAGCGCATCGGGTCAGTGCCCGCGTGACTCCCACTCGATCACCTCGGACAGCAGCCATTTTCCGTCGGCGCCGGGCCTCGGGATCTCACCGCGGCGCACGCGGTAGGTGATCGTGTGGCTGGTGACACCCAGGCGCTCGCACATCTCGGCGCGCGTCAGGCGATCGCCACCGCGGCGGGCCAGGATCGTCATCAGGGACTCGATGCGGTTGAGCCGCTCGAGAATCGCGTCTTCGCTCATCCTTCCCCCCTCCCCCAGCTTCTGATAGCGGTAGCGCTGACATCGATTGCAAACACCGTCACTGGGTCAGGCCCGAAATGAGGGTGCGTGATCGTCTTGATGGTGTAGCCGCGCCAAGGCAGCACGAGGCGTCGTTCCTTGTCATCTCGGGCCGGATAGCCGAGCGTCAGCTCGATCTGGTCGTAAGGGATGATCGGGAACTCGATGCGCTTCCTCCAGTGAAGGGTGCGCAGGCGGTATTCCTCGGTCTTGCGGCCGTCACGGATGGCCTCGAAGTACTCTCGTTTCAGCGGGAGTGTCAGGGTCTTCATTTCGTCCCCCTGATAGCGGCAGCGATTGCCTCTTCGGCGTTGTCGAAGCGTGCGCGAGCAAGGAACGCTTCATCGCGTCCGCTGGGCATCGGCTCCCATTCCCACTCGCCGTCCTTGTTGAGCACGTCGCCACGGTAGCGCACCGCCCATAGGTCCGGTCCGCGCATCTGACGCGCACGTTCGATGCGAACTTCATCAATCGCGCCAGCCGGCGTGGGCATCGCATAGGCGGCAACGACCACGCCATCTGCGCGCCCCTCCTTCGCCGCCCGCTCAGTAGCGGCTTCCCAGGCGGCTTGCATTGCGGTGCGCAGTTGGTCGGCGGTGTAGAGGGGCATTCCTGCAAGCAGCCCTTCAGTCGGGGCGAAGGCGGGCTCCGGCATCATCTCCTCGAACGCCGAGAGCACTCCCGAAGCCAGCGGCTCCGGTGTTTCATTTCGCTGATAGGTCATTTGCCCCACACCTCCACGAAGCGCTTGCGCGCAGCTTCTTGCGCCTTGCGCGCGATCTCCATGCCCTTCTCTGATCGGCGCTGAAGGGCTTCGTTCAACTGGCGGCGCCTCTCCTCGAACGCTCGCTGTGCATCTGGGTGGGTCATGCGGGCGCCCTTTCTTCCATTGCAAGGTATGCCAGTCGGTTGGCCTTCGCATCAGCTAATGCGTTGTGTGGAAGCTGGGAGACAGCATCCAAATCGCGGCGCACCTCCATCAGGAGCGGTGGTGTGTTGATGCGCAGCCCGGGGCCCGTGATGAGTGTTCGGCAGAAGTGCTCGATGTCCTCGGGCCAGTCGGCGATGACGTGCACCCATGGGTACAGCGAGAGCCACGCCTGCAGACGCTGCTGCAGCAGTTCCAGTGGGATCGGTGCTTGACCGAGGATCGGTATCACGTTCGCCGCCACCCAGGGCCCCGGCTTCTTGCAGTCGAGCACTTCGTAGAACTCTCGGCCAACCTCATCCACGAGCGCCAAAGAGATAAGTGCGCCACGAAACTCGTTGAACTCCGTGTCAATCCAAATCTTCATTTCTCTCTCCTCTGTGCATCGATGGCTGCGGCAGCGCGGGTGGCGTCGTTACTGGTTGGCATCACGGACAGGTCAATCCAGCGCGGATCGGTGAACCCCGGCAGAAGCAACGACCAGCACATGCGGCCATGCGGCTTCTCGCGATGCGCCTCTTCTTGACGGCGCAGGTCGGTGCGGTATTCGATCTGCTTGACCAAGAGGTCGGCAGGGATAGCTTGCTTCGTCCATGGCACTGCGATCAGGTCAAGGTCGCGCGTGAACGAACCATGAAGGCCGATTGCATAGCCGCACTGCCACGCCGTCGTGCGGATCAGCGTGTAGTAGCGCGCATAGTCCGGGTCGATGATGCCGAATGGCGCAGCCGCCTCCAGCAGTTCACGCTTTTCCATGTGCACCATCCTTTCCATCTGCAGCTAGGGCGGCGTCGAGATGCGTGAACGATTCGACGGCAAGTTCCCAGCCGGGTTTGATCTCGCATCGGCCTTCGAAGCCGTACTGCCCTTTGAAGTACGAGGCGTTCAGGATGTAGTCGCCTGGCCCCTTGTCGAACAGCGACTCAGCGTCTTCATCACGGATCGCTGCATCGATGGCTTTGAGAGCGTTCATGGTCAGATTCCCAGAAATACCGTAGATGAACGTGTCCCATGCATCCGGGCAGTACGACACCTGTACGTGCGCCGGTAAGTCTTTGGGCTCGCACCCCTTCAGCCTCTCTACCTCTACCCGCATTTCGGCGAGCTGGGCATCCAGCACCGACGCTGTGTAGTCCTTGATGCCTACGATGAGCAGCAACCAGCGATGCTGGATTTCCAGTTCGGACACTCGGTCAGTGCGAGCCATTCCGTACTCGCCGATGGTATTAAGCAGCGACTGGGGCAACGTCGGCAGGCCTTCGAATACAACCACAGGCATCTCAGCCTTCTCGGCTGCCTGCGATGGGGTGAGGGTGTCAGACATTGGTGGGCTCCTCTTCGTCGTCAGGCTCTGCAGGGTTCACGCGCTCGGCCAGGTGGCGTAGGCGATCGATCTCGCGCGAGAGGGCAAACTCGACGCTGCCATAGTGCTTGGGGTCACGGCGGTAGTCGTCGAGGAAGCCGGCGATCTCGTTGGAGCGACGGCTCAGAATCTCTTCGATCTGTGCACGCTCGGTTTTGGTCAGGTCAGACATTGGATTCCCCCGTCTTCGGCTGAGCGCTCGCGAGAGCGGCGCGGCGGTCTTTCTCGATGCAGTAGAGCTGCAGGATCTCGTCCACTACATCCGTGTCGCCGGCATACCAGCGCTCGCCGAGCTCCTTCAGGTGCCCCTGAAGCTGCCGGAGCATTTCTGCGTTCGCAGGTTCGCGCGTGCGAAGCGCTCGCTGGCACTGACCCAGCAGACCGCTGTAGTCCACGCGCATGCCTTCATGCTGCTTCGCCAGCAACGAGATCTTGGGAGACTCCCCCTGCTGCACTGCTGCCGAGTGGGTTGGTGCTTCGCGCAGCTTTTGCACGTCGCTTAGACAGTTGGCATAGCCACGGCGGTATTCAGGATGAAAAGCGCAGATCAGGCATTGGAGGCGATGCCTCTTGTGCCGATGCCGGGGCGGCGAGGGCGCGCTTGTTCCATGCATCGCGCAAGAGGGCTGGTCGGTAGCGGTTGGGGAATGTTGCTCCGCACCCCATGCAGTCGATTGAATAGATGTCGTCGCCGTGGTGAAGCATCCCAACGCCAGCGCCTGGATGCCGAGCAAGTCGAACGTCAACTCCACCGCAGAACGGGCACGGCAACAGCGTCTCTACTCCCCCTTGGGGGCGGGTGTTGGTGGGGGTGGTCATTGTGGAGAGTCCTGATTGGACGGTTCGAACTGGAATCCTTCTTCGATGGAGCAGGCGAATTCCTCGAAAGCTCTCATGCGTCCATACTCAACAGCACGGCGAATGTCTTCATCGAACATGCGCTCTTTCGGGTTGAGTTGTGAAGTGCCATTGCCTCGGTCGAAGCCTTCGCGCTGGGCGATCCGTGTAGCGCGCGCATCCAGGACTGCCAGCGCAGAGGTTTTGGAGAATCGAATGCGTTCAGCCATTGCCACCCTCCCCACCCGCCTGTACTGCTTGCGGAGATGCAGCGAGCATGGCGCGATAGATGTTCGACGAAAGCGGCAACCGACCGGCACGCTGGCAATGCGCGACCTCTTCAGCCGCTGCCGCCGTCATCTCGTCTGTCGGCTCCTTCGGCACCCACTGCCACCCGCTTTCGGCTGGGGCGATGGAGGGCGGGGAGGCGAGGGCGACTGCGCGCACATTGCTGTGCTTCCTCGCATACGCCTCATCGGCGGTAAAGCTGGTGAAGTGCTCATCGGGTTTGCCGAGCGCGCTGCTATGCACCCAGTCGTAAAGCCAACCAATCACCGGCTGCGCTACCTCTGCGGCTGGGGCGCTCGCTGCTGGTGCTTCGGGGCGCGATGCGAGGGCCGTGCGGCGGAACAATTCGCGAATCTCTTCAGGCGTGAGCCAATACGAAGTAGCGCCAGCGGTAGCATCCGGGAATTCGCGCTTAGCGAGCATGGCGGTCAAATGAGCTTCGATTCCTGCATCACTCAGTTGTCCGCCCGCATCGATAGCGGCCCCAGGTGCGGCGCCCGGAGACGCACGGCAAAGGGCCTTGGTGTCGTCTGTGGTCGTGCCGCACGAGCCGGTGAAGGGCATCGTTTCGCCGCACGTCAGGCATGTCGAGGGTGCGGGGAGATTGGGGCCGGGCGGCTTCCCATTGATCTGCGCCACCGCCCCGGCCGGCTCTTTGCTGGGGGTGGTGAGGGAGGCGCTAGGAATGGAGGGGGCGGCGTAGGCTGGCACCGTATATCGAGCACGGTTGTGCGCCGGCCATGTTGCGAGCCTTGATGCGGTGACCGCTTCATCCGCAATCGGATCGATGTAGGCCACCACCACCGCTCCAGGATCTGCGGGGGGAAGGGAGGCGCGGCCTGCGTCGTACAGGTTGCGGAGCTGATCGAACGTCACCTTGTAGACGATGGTGCAGTCCGTGTATTCGTCCCTCTTGATCTGGTGCTCTTTGAGGATCGAGCACATCTGCTCGATAGAAGTCGCAGATACAGGCGCTGCTGCGCTCTTGTCGGTAGAGGTCATGCTTGGACTCCGGTGGTGTTGGCAAGAGAGGCGCGGAGGTCGTTGAAAGTGCGAGCAAATCTCCGCCGTTGATCTGGATCGGTGATGCTGCTGAGATAGCGGTATGCCAATGTCTTGCGGTCCAGTACAACGATTCGGGCTTTATCAACCCCTACGACGAAGAACGTGGTCGGGTGCTTGCGCCATTGCTTTAGCGTCCCATCCGCTAAGCGATCCTTGATGGCCTTGGGGAGCGTGTCTGCAACCAACTCGGTGCGCGCAATGGTGTTGCGCTCCCGCTCGATGGCGCTCTTCGTGCGCTCGATCCCCTCCTTTGCCGTGCGCAAAGAGTCGTTCTGACGTTCCCACTTGCGCATCGTTGCGACGCCGTTGCGCTTGTCGTTCAGTGGTTGCCCATTCGTGGCCTTCACTGAGGAAAAATGCTGTTTCAGCTTGGCATCGAAAGCGGCCTCCTTCTTTGCGAGGGATTGCTGCAAGACTGCGAGCCGTGGGCTCATGCGCTCGCAATGCGCGCTGACCAGTTCAGGCGCCTCTCCGCCAGCAACGGCAGGGCTCGTATCACCCAGCATGCAGTCTTCTCCTGCGTGGATTTGGGGATTGGGGGTCATGGGGGTCCTCAGGCGACTTGAAGTTGATGGGTGGTATCGAACTCGGCGATGACCTTTGCGTAGTACTCACGAGCAGCCTTGATGCGCTCGTACATCGCTTCCTCCTTCGAGGCGTCGCGCTTGAATGCCAGCGTGGTGATGCGCATGTGCTCGGGGATGTGGCTGACCACATGAAGCGGCAGCGGCTCGTAACCGATCAGGTCATCCGGGGTGTCAACGAGGGCGTAGTTCACTTCCCACTCATCGGCATCCCAAAGGGCCATGTAGCCGCGCATCTGCCATTCGTAGAGGCGGTCTTCACCATCGATCACGAAGGCCGGGAATGTCTTCAGGGACCAAGAGGTTTTCAGGTCATGGCCGCAGCGCCGCACCGGATCGAACAGGTCGCATTCGCCTGTGATGAAGTCGTTGGACTTGCGCTCGGCGTTCTTGGTCAGGTCCAGTCCGCGTACTCGGTTGAGCAGCGCGACGGATTCATCCTCCATGCGGTTGCCCTTCTCCGTCTCCTTGCTGGAGAAATCGAAGTCAACGCCGTAAATCTCCTGCTGGGCCAGTTCGCGGATGTAGGTCTTGGCGCCCACGGACAGTGGCCCTTCAGCCTTCGACTTCGGGTCGGTCATCAGCCGGCCGATGGACGAGCAACGGAACAGCACCTTACGCATTGGCGCCTCCTTGCTCTGCGGGCGATCCCTTGAGCGCTGCGCCACGAGCCTGCACCGCCTTAGCGAAGGCTGCATAGCCGTCCTTGTCCCGCGCAGCCTGGAACACTTTCACGCCGTCCTGCATGACCTTGCGCAGTTCTGCTTCGCTGGTTGCTGCGATGGCCTTGGCAGACCACTCATCGCGAACGATCTGCATCTGGGCCTCGCGCTCGTCCTCGGCAAGGTGGCGCACCAGCTCGGCGTCGAGGTCTTCGAGGTCTTGGCTGAACATGTCAGAAGCAGCGGTCACATTCAGCACCATGGCGATCTTGGCGCGCTTACAGGCCATCTTTAGGACGGTGTTTGCCAAGTCCGCAGGCTCAGTGCGAACTTGTTCGACGGTGTAGTGACCACCTTGCTTACGCCCGTACTTCACGCGCCGCATATCGGGAGCGGTGGCCTCGAATTCCTCTTTGCAGACGGCCTTACGCCAGCGGTATTTCTCTTCGTCGGTGGAGCACTCGCCAAGGCCAGAGCCGAGCGTTTCGCCGGTCTGCTGGTGCTCGGCAACGCAGGTCACCCGGTAGCGAATGGACCCCGGAGAAGAGAGGTCCGTCACCACGTACTTGTCGGCGATCCGGAATGTCATGCACAGCACTTCGGCGCCAGACTTCAGCAGCGTAGGCTTGTCGCCAGCGCCCGGGATCGTGCCGTAGTGGACATTCGGCTTCATGACCGACTTCATGACCTCCTGCACCGTCTTGGCGTGCGTGAGGACAGCAGCCGCAGGATTAGCTGCGCTGGTCGGAATGATTGCCGAGCGCGGCATTTCGATGATTTCGTTCATGCCGCCACTCCCACAACAGTACGAAGGCAAGCCACAGCGTCTTCCACGTAGCCGCCGCCCGCTGTCATGTCATCGCGACTGAAAGCGAACTTCGCGCGTTCGAGCAGCGTTTCCGCGCGCTCAATCGCCTCGATGTTGGGATCGACATCGGTGTCGATGTTGTGTTCAACCGTCTTGTTCATGTTCAGCCTCGAAAGTGGAAGTGCACGCCCAGCGCGATGAGCAGGACGGCGATGAAGAGGGCCCCGAGGGTTCGGAAGATCCCGTTGGCGCGGGCGATTGCTTGGCGCTCGTCGGCCTCGGCGATCTCCGTAGACGTGGGCATGCGGAAATCGGCGTCGGTCGGGGTGAAGGGGTAGGGCTTCATGGCCTATTCCTTCACCTCGCACATACGCTTTACGAGATCGACGGCGCTCGCCTGCAGCCATTCGGTCGTCGGCTTGAGGACGTCCCCGGCAGCGGCCCTGGCAGCGGCCCCGGCAGCGGCCCCGGCAGCGGCCCAGGCAGCGGCCCTGGCAGCGGCCCCGGCAGCGGCCCAGGCAGCGTCCCCGGCAGCGGCCCCGGCAGCGGCCCAGGCAGCGTCCCTGGCAGCGGCCCTGGCAGCGGCCCCGGCAGCGGCCCAGGCAGCGGCCCTGGCAGCGGCCCCGGCAGCGGCCCAGGCAGCGTCCCTGGCAGCGGCTGCGTCCTTCTGAGCAGCACGCACCTTGTCACCAGCTGCCGCAGCGCCGGCCATGTCTACGATGGCGTCGAGTTCGCGCAGTTCTTTTGCGCGCTCGTGCAGCGCGGGCACCATGTCCAGCCACTTCGGCGTGAAGACGCGGATCAGCCAGTCGAGCGCCATATACGAGCGCTTCTCTTCAACCTCCGGCGTCGAGCGCGTGCCGACGATCAGCGGAATCAGCGGCTTCAGCAGACGCGCGCGGTCTTCGTCGCTCGGCAGCGAGTCGTTCCACGAGATCATGAATTCCGTGATGACGGGGCATGCGCACTGCGGGTGGTCACTCCACGGTTCGCCGGCCACGTATGCCGCGGCTTCCATGACGCACATCTGCAGGTCGCTGTTCTGTTCGTGACCGCCCTTCATAAGCGGCAGGGCTTCGACTTGAGCGAGGCGTTCGGGATTCAGGGTTGCTTGCACGGTTACTCCTTCGATGCCACTTGGGCGCTGGGTTGGTTGTTGGCAGCCGCTGTGATTGCGGCCAGAGATGCATCGATGTCGGCAGAGGCCTGGAGGGCGTCTGTTTCGCTGGGGTTGTCCAGTGGTGACGCCGCGATGTAGCCGGCGACGATGAACAGCGCGATTGCGATGCCTAGGGCATGCTTGGAGATGAAATTCATGCCACCCCCTTCGTCGCCAAGTTGATGACGTTGCGCGCAGTGGCGTAGGTGCGTCCCGCAGGCGCGCCTTCTGCATAGGCGGTCTTGCGCTTGCTGTCGGGCCACCAGTGAACATTGACCAAGCCACCGACAACAAGAACGCGCCCATCGGGGTACTCGATCACTTCAACCTCGGCTTCACGAGCGAGCTTCTTGAGAGTGTTGCGGTCGGCACTCACAGCACACCGCCTTCCCAGAGCGTCACATACGCCGCCAGTCCAAACCCAGCAGCACCGAACAAGAAGCCTGCGAGCCAGGCGATCAGCTCGCGGCGGGTCATGAGGCCCTCGCTTTGAGCATGGCGTCGGCGGCCTCATAGGCATTGAATGCCAAGTGGTCTAGCGGCTCACGACCAGCTCGTTCGGCAGCCTCAAGAAGGGCATCGCAGGCTTCGCCCGGCACTGTGTCTGTGATGAGATGGGCCTGCATCGCCAAGCCGGCGAAGTGGTCGCGCAGCGTCATGCCCGGGAACTGCCACGTGGTGCCCCCAGTCTGGTGTCCGCATTGCCCGTCATGGACGGAGGTGTTGACCGGGAATGCTGGGCCGCCGTTGTTCGGGAAGGCTGGCCCGCCGTCGGTGATCTTGGCGGCGGTCATGCTGCACCGCCTTCCTGGGCTTTGGCGATGGCAGCTTTGGCGTTCTTGCTCGTGAGGCACACGCGACGGAATCCCATGCGGGTGTGGGGCGCATCTTTTGTGACTTCGAACACGCCTTCACGGCCACACCAGACAGTGAACTGCTTGCCGTTGACCGTCACCACGGACTTCTTCACCGCGCTCACGATGCAGCCCTCCGCACGATGCGCGGCTGCGGCACAGTGAACCCAGCCGGCGCCACCGAGTGCCAGATCACCCCATCAGGGTCGACCTCGGCCTGCAGCTCGTACAGCTTCGTGAACTCGTCACGGCCAGCCTTCCACGCCTCGTGGTTGTCCGTGTGCTCGTAGTTCCAATCCGCCATGCCCAGCTTCAGCCGGTATTCGCGGATGCGCTCCTCGCGCTCGAAGTCGTTGAACAAGACCTGCTCGTCGGCCAGTCGCAGCATGCGCTGGTGGTCGGCGAGGGCGGGGCGCCTCAGGGTTGCTGCTTGCATCTACATCTCCAAGGTGGCTGCGGGCTGCAGCGCTTGGGATGTATTTCACAACACGTGAACTATTCTGTCAACAAGTTGTGAAGTATTTTTGTGAAGTTTTTTCACATGACTTTGCGTGGGCGAAAAAAAGCCCGCGCGCGGCGGGCTCTGTGCGTGGGTGCATGGGCTACATGGAGCAACTGGCACGCTGTGATTTCTTCAGCAACCAGCAGGTGCCGCGATGCGCGAAGTAGGCTGCAACAGCCAGAGCGGCTCCAACGATGAGCGCAAGCGCGCCGCCAGGGCTGGGAAGGCTCTGCGCGCCGGCCAGCATCAGGCCGAGTCCAAAGAGGACGCCAGCCACACCCCAGATGATGGCACTCACAATCTTCAGGACTCGAGTCATTCAGGCCTCCATTTGCTTGGCGGGACCACTGCTCCGACTGCCTGCATCCCGCGCTCTTCGGCCAGATCGGGCCAGCTGAAGGAGAGGCGCTCTCCACCATTCACGCTCATCACCTCGACGGACTGCTGCCGGCGGAAAAGAAACTCCTTCACCATCTTGCGCCCATCGCGCAGGCGGATCAACACGTACTCCCCCTCGGTAGGCGTGCCATTCGGTTCGACCACGACATACCAGCCATCGCGGATCGCCGGGAACATGCTCTGCCCGCGCACGCGCAGACAGTAGGCGTTCGGGTCTTCCGTCGCAATTTCTATATGCCCATCTCCAGCGCCGGGCACCTCTGAGAATTCCTCGAAGTAGCCGTCACTTCCCATCTTTGCAGTCCCGACGACAGGCACGCGGCGAGTGGCGCGCGCCTTCCCGGCGCTCTCGACCGCATCCTCTTCGCGCCCAAGCAGGTAATCGACGGATACCCCCAATGCTTGGGCTGCCGTTTCCAGTTGATCGGTCGGCATGCCGCGGGCCTTCCAGTTGGACAACCCAGCAGAAGAGATGTCCATGGCAGCAGCCAAGTCGGTCTGGTTCATCCCCTTTGCCTTGGCGAGCTTCAGGACGCGATCAATAGGGCGCTCTCGATTCATGGGCGGCGAGGCTACACAGTTTGTTAAAGCAATGCTTCACGAGTTGTTGACAAAGAAGTTCACATCGCGTGAAATAGCGGCATGAAAACACTCAAGCAGGCAGTTGAAGCGCGCGGCGGCGTCACGGCGGCTGCGGTTCTTCTTGGAATCACCCCCCAGCGGCTGGCCAACTGGATCGAGCGCGGCGTTCCGACCGAGCACTGCGCCCGTGTCGAAGCTGCGCTGGGGATTGCTCGACAGCAGATGCGCCCAAAAGACTGGCAAGACATCTGGCCCGAGCTGGCCGAAGCGAAGGCAGCCTGACCCATGCGCTTCACCCTCTGCCTCCTGCTGCTGGTCGACCTCGCTCTGGTCGCCTACGGCGTCCACGAGCGCATCGCCTCCGCAGCCTTGGCCGGCCTCGTCTTCGCGGTCGCCGCCGGCTTCGGCCTGGGCCTTCTCTGCCAGCTGTGTGAGAGCGAGCAGGGCGGCGTCATGCACATGCACCCACCCTCGACAGCCGACTACTGACCCATTCCCCTCACCGGGCGCGTGCCGCTCGGCAGACCCACCAACCCTAACCCCATCAACACCATGTACTCCGATCCCGCCCTGATCCGCAAGCACTTCGTGAAGCTCAGTTTGAGCGACCGCGAGGCCGACCTGATCAACGCCTTCTGCGCCTACTCGGGCGAGCAGAAGGCGACGTTCCTTCGGGACTTGATTCTGCGGAAGGCGGAAGAGGTGTTGCATGTCGGTGAGTCTGCGTCCGGGTCGAGCGCAATGCGAGGCGCTAACCAGTCGCTTTCGGCGGCCTGATTGGCTGCTTTTTTGGCCCGCCTCCAGAACTTTTGAGTAACTCGAAATGAACTCAAAAGCACCCGCCATCTCCCTGACGGACCGCGAACTGGCCGTCATCAAGGCGGTGGCCGACGAGCGCGGAATCACCGTCGAAGAAGCCTTCGAGCAACTCGCGCACGAAGCCATTGAAGCTCGGTTCCGTCGCCACACCGGGCGCGCGCCGGCGCGGGTCTACCCCATTCGAGGAAAGCAATGATGAGCGAAGCACAGCAGAACTTTTCAGTTACCGGGAATGCCGACCTGTTCGGGCACACCCCCCCCCGGCCCGTCTTCAAGGACATCCGCAACCAGCGGCCCAGTACCGCGGAGGAGAAGGCGGCGCTCTGTCTGATGCTGGGCGAGCTTTGCCGCAAGGTGCCACCGAGCATCTGCAACGGGGATGTGAAGGCAGTGCGCGAGTGGCGCGCGCACCTGGAGCAATCGAAGAAGGTTTTGGCCGGCAAGCGATCGAGCATCGCGGAGTTGACCAATGCCATCGCGCAGATGCGGAGCTACGCATGAAGCCCGCACTGAACGACGACATGGTGCGCGGCATGGACGACACCGCAGGCCTGATGGCAAAGAGCGTCGGCCAGCAACTCACCCTGGAAGCCAACGCCGCGTGGACAAAGCGCGCCGCGGTGGAGCTTCGCTCCTGGCTGGCATCGCGCAAGGCCGCTGGCGCCACGCACATGACGATGGAGGAGTTCCGCCACGTCGCCGTCGCTCAGCCTGAATCGCACAAGGCTTGGGGCGCGCTCACCACGGTAGCGAAGAACCTCGGCCTGATCGCCTTCGACGGCTACGTGCGCGCTCAGAGTGTCAAGACCCATGCTCATCCGATCGGGCGCTGGAGGATCGTCTGATGCGCGACTACGGGGTTGTTTCTCCGAAGTTCTGGATCGGCGAAACCGGGAAAGCCTTGCGAGGCAATCCTGAAGCTCAGCTGGTCGCGCTGTATCTGATGACGTGTCCGCACGCCAACATGATCGGCGTCTTTCACTGCCCCTTGGTCTACATCGCACACGAGACTGGACTCTCCTTTGAAGGGGCTTCGAAGGCCCTTGCAAGCCTCTGCGAAGCCCAGTTTTGCACCTTTGACGAGGCCTCTGACACCGTTTTCGTGCATCGCATGGCCGCGTACCAGGTCGGTGAGTCGTTGAAGGCCGAAGACAACCGCGTGAAGTCGGTTGTAAAAGAGTGGCAGAACATCGCGGCCCACCGTCTGCAGCAAGCATTCTTTGCTATCTATTCAGAAGCGTTCCATCTACCGGATTCTTCGAAAAAGACAAGCCCCTCCAAAGCCCCTAAGAAGCCCCTCCGAAGCCAAGAACAAGAACAAGACAAGAACAAGACCCCTTCGGGTCCAAGCCGCTTCGAGGTTTTTTATGCCGCCTATCCGAGGCATGAGGCCCGCAAAGATGCGGAGGCCGCCTTTGCCAAGCTGAATCCGGACGAGGAACTGCTGGCGAGGATGTTGGCGGCGATCGCGGCGAAGCGCGAAACCAACGACTGGACGAAGGAGGGCGGCAAGTACGTTCCTCTGCCGGCGTCGTGGATCCGAGCCGAACGATGGAACGATGAGATCGGCACAGGTACGCGCACGGCCGACATCTGGGCGGGGGCGGTATGAGCCTGCAAACCCTCGCCGCGCTTCGCTCGAATCGCCGCTCCCCGGCTGCCGTCTGGGTCGTTGTTGGAGACTGCCCGAAGAGCATCAGGGAAATGCCCGACACGATCGCAGTCGAAGCCAACCCAGCAGCAATGGATTGGCGTCCTGTCGTCGGCCTGCACGTCGATGTGTTCGACCTGCAGCGCGACCCGATGCTGCTGCTTCGCACGATGGACGCGATCGAGGCCGCAGAGCCGAAGGTCGTGTGCGTGGCCTGCGATTCCGGCGTCATCGGGCTCAGCAAAGAACACGAAAGCGTCCTCTGGCGCATCTGGAGGCACCTTGCATCTCGTTCCTGACACCATCGACTTCGACTCCTACCTGCGCGAGACGGACGCCAAAACCCACGTCAAGGCGGCATCAGTCTGGCTTCAGGCGCTGCTGGAGCGCCTGCGCAACCCCGACCAGACGAAGAAGGTCTTTTTGCCATGGGAGAGAGCGCGGGACGTGTTTGCCTTCCGCCCTGGCGAAGTGACCCTTTGGGCCGGCCAGAACGGCCACGGGAAGACGCAGGTTGTAAGCCAAGTGGTTTTGTCTCTGATGGGCCAGGAGGAGCGTTGCTGCATCGCCTCCTTCGAGATGAAGCCGCAGACCACGATGCAGCGCCTTGCGCGCATGTACTGCGGTACGAATCCTTTCAGCCCCGAGTATCAACAAGGCGAAGGAGTGGCGGCGCTCGCTGACCTCTACACCGAGTTCGGGGAGTGGACCGATGGCCGCCTGTGGCTGTACGACCAGCAAGGCACGGTCAGCGCCAATCGCGTCATCGGCATGGCGCGGTATTGCGCCAAGGAACTGGGTATCACGCATGTCGTGGTGGACAGCCTCATGAAGTGTGTTCGCGGCGAGGACGACTACAACGGTCAGAAGGAGTTCGTAGACGAGCTGACCGCACTTGCGCGCGACAACCAGATCCACATCCACCTGATACACCACATCCGCAAGCCGTCGAACGAGAACCATATCCCCGACAAGTACGACAACAAGGGATCAGGGGCGATCACTGACCTTGTGGACAACGTGATGATGGTCTGGCGGAACAAGGCCAAGGAAGACGACGTTAAGGCCAAAGGCTCGTTCTCAACGAAGAAAACCGAGCACGACGCCGCGATCCTCTGCCGCAAGCAGCGCAACGGCGAAGACGAACCGACCATCCGACTCTGGTTCGACCGCGACTCTCAGCAATACAAGGGCTCGCCTGAAGACCCCTTGATGTTCTTCCCGAACTTCCCGCACCGGAGCACCCCATGAACTACGACATCTGGCCCGGCATCGGCCTTTCCGAAGAGCCCATCGACTGGGCGAAGTACACCGGCTCTGCTGCCCTGAGCGCCAAGAGCACGGCCAACGTGGACCGGCGCCGGAAGGAGGGCAGCGATTTCAGTACCTTCCACGGCATCAGCAGGAAGTCGGACGAGCTGAGCGCACGCGGCGCGCCGAGGACGTTGCGCGGCCGGGTGAATCCGGCAACGGGTTGCGGCAATGCATCCCGTCCGGAGAGCAACAGCGGACGCATCCGCGCCGCGCTGGCCGGCGGCCCCATGACTCGGGCCGAGATCTGCGCCGCCACCGGCGTGAAACCATCGCACATCACTGCCTACATGAAGAACGATGTCGACAAGGGCCGTGTAGTCCTGATCGCGGTGGACGGAGAGCGCCAGAAGTTCGCGCTGGCAGGAGGTGCCCATGCATGACCAGTCTGGAACGCGAACTGGAGCACCTGGCGCGGAACTCCAGACGGCACCCGAACTGCGCGGAGTACTGCATGGCGAAGGCCAACTGGCTGTCGCAGCGGCGGCCGGAAGAGTTCGAGAACCTGCCGATGCTGCTGTCAGCGAAGTTGCGGTCTTCCGCTTCGGTGGTGTCTGGCACGCGCGCCGGCAGATCCTCAACGGGCGCCTCGTGATGGGGATCGGGTACACGAAAGCCCTGGCGGTAGCGGACCTCGAATTTCAATGGAGCATGGCATGAAGGTCACCGTCCCAGTCCGCGCTGTCTCCCTGGCCAACGTGCGCGAGCACTGGACCCGGCGCTCCGATCGTGCGCGCGCGCATCGCTCCGCCGCGTTCCTGTCGCTGCGCGCCACCAAGGTGGCCGCGGTGCTGCCCTGCATCGTGCTGCTCACCCGCGTGGCGCCCCGCGCGCTCGACGACGACAACCTGCGCGGCGCGCTGAAGTCGGTGCGCGATGGCGTGGCCGACTGGCTCGGCATCGACGATCGCGATCCCCGGGTGAAGTGGGAGTACGGCCAGCGCAAGGGACCGGTCAAGTTCTATGCCGTTGACGTGGAGGTGAAACCGTGAAGGCCATGCTCATCCGTACCGAGAAAGGGTTGCGCGGTGCTACCCAGGCCGATCACGATGCCTGGAGCAAGTTCAGGCGCCGGCTTGAGACTATGAAGACTGGGAAATGGCTGCGCTTGGAGTGGGCCACGCCCCGCAATGGGCCTCAGCACCGCAAGTTGATGGCGCTCCTGACGCTGGTGGCCGAGAACAGCGAGACGTACCCGACCGTTGAGAAAGCGCTCCCAGCCGTCAAGCTGGCTGCGGGTTACTTCGACCCGGCCATTGACCCGCGCACTGGTGAGGTGTACCCGCAGCTGCATTCGATTGCGTTCGACAAGATGGAGCAGGACGACTTCGAGCGCTTCTACAGCGCAGCGATCGACGGTGTGCTTCAGGTGATCCTGCCCCAGATGAATCGGGCCACAGCCGACCGGTTGCTTGAAATGATCGTGGAGGGCTGGGCCTGATGCAATCGAAAAATAAACCCAAGCCGACAAAGGCTGAGGCAGAGCACATCGCCCGCGTGGCGGCCATGGATTGCATCGTCTGCGGCGCCAACGGTCCGAGCGAGGTTCACGAGCCAGAACAGGGGTTGTGGTTCGCTTCCATGCCGCTGTGCTCGGCGTGCCACCGCGGCCCGGAAGGGTGGCACGGCACTCGCCTGCGCTGGAAGCTTCGCAAGGTATCCGAGCTGGCGGCGATCAACAACACCATCAAGGAGTTCCACGCATGAACACCGTAGTCCTATCCGGCAAGCTCCGCCAGCAGGCCCGAATGGGCCGGCGCCGTCTGCTCTACGGTGAGAACGGCTACCGAATCGGTGAAACCCACCGCCGAGCAGTACTCACCGATCACGAGGTCGAGCTGATGCTCGAGTTGCACGCCGAGGGCAAGTCGCATGCGTGGCTCGCCGAGAAGTTCGAAATCCCGAAGGTGTCGGTGTGGTCGATCTGCTCGGGACGCACCCGTGGGCAGGCGCCTGTGAAAACGAAGCTGGAGGTGGTCGAATGACCGAGAAGAAACTGACGCCGAAGCAGGAGCGGTTCGTCCTGGCCTATATGGAAACCGGGAATGCAAGCGAGTCGTATCGGAAGGCTTACGACGCCAAGCAGATGACCGAAAAGTCGGTGAATGAGACCGCGAGCCGGTTGCTGAAAAACGTCAAGGTCGCCGCAAGGCTTGAGGCCCTTCGGGCGCCGGTGCTGGAAGCCACTCAGATGACGCTGGAAGGTCACCTGCAGCGCCTCAAGGAACTGAGCGACGAAGCGCAGGAAAACGGAAAGTTCGGCCCAGCAATCCAGGCTGAGATCGCTCGCGGCAAGGTGTCGGGCTTCTACGTGGAGCGGGTAGAGATGGAGGCCACCGTGATGGGCCTGGCAGAGCGCATGCGTGCGCAGAGGGGGAAGTGATGAAGTGCGAACTGCGATCAACAGGGACGCTGGAGATCTCGGCAGAATCCGAAGTCGAGGCCTATGCTCTCAAGATCTGGGGGCGTGAATTCTTCGAGTGCCGCGACTTCAGCGAGGCGGCGGCGAAGGGGATGACGATCCTGGTGCGCGCGGAGCCGCCGCCAAAGGAAAGCCTGCCGGGAGATGTGTGGCCGGCACGGCGCCCAGCATGACCGACGCCGACATCGCCGAGGTACTGAAGTACGAGCACGACCCGCTGGGGTACGTGCTCGCGTCGTTCCCATGGGGCGTCAAGGGCACATCGCTGGAGAAGCACCCTGGCCCGCGCTCTTGGCAGGTCGAGGAGCTGGAGGCCATTGGCGCGCACCTGTCGAACCCTGAAACGCGCCACAAGCCCTACCTGAGCGCGGTGGCCAGCGGGCATGGCATCGGGAAGTCCGCGCTGATCGGCATGGTGTGCCAGTGGGCCATGAGCACGTGCCCGAACACCCGGGTGGTGGTCACGGCAAACACCGAGAATCAGCTGCGCACCAAGACCATGCCGGAGGTCGGGAAGTGGTTCCGGCGCGCGTTCAATGCCGCGTGGTGGCGGCCGGCGGCCATGCATGTTGCCTCCGCCGACCCGGAGGCGACGACCTCGTGGCGCCTCGATGCCACGCCATGGAGCGAGAACAACACTGAGGCGTTCGCCGGCCTGCACAACCAAGGCAGCCGCATCGTGATGGTGATGGACGAGGGCTCGGCCATCGCAAACAAGGTGTGGGAGGTGGCCGAGGGTGTGCTGACCGACGAGGACACCGAGATCATCTGGCTGGTGTTCGGTAACCCCACGCGGAACACCGGCGAGTTCCGAGAATGCTTCCGCAAGAACCGCAGCCGCTGGCGCCATCGGCAGGTGGACAGCCGCACGGTCGAGGGCACGAACAAGGCGGCACTCGCGGAGCAGGTGGAGGCCTACGGCGAGAACAGCGACTTCGTGAAGGTGCGCATCCGCGGCATGTTCCCCAGCATGTCGGCCAAGCAGTTCATCGGCACCGAGGACGTGGACGCGGCGCGCGGGCGCCATCTGAAGCCAGAGCAGTACGAGTTCGCGCCCAAGATCCTTACCTGCGACCCCGCATGGGAGGGGGACGACATGCTGGAAATCGGACTGCGCCAGGGTCTGTACTTCCGCATCCTGGCCACCATCCCGAAGAACGACAACGACCTGCAGGTGGCCACGATTCTGGCCAAGCACCAGGACGAGCAGGGCGCACAGGCGGTGTTCATCGACGCGGGATATGGCACGGGCATCTACAGCGCCGGGAAGTCGTGGGGCAGAAACTGGGAACTCGTCTGGTTCGGCGGGGAGTCGAGCAATCCCGCGTACCTGAACAAGCGCGCCGAGATCTGGGGCCTGATGAAGCAGTGGCTGAAGGACGGCGGCTCGATCGATCCCAAGGATGATGCGCTTTACCAAGACCTGATCGGGCCCGAGACGGTCGGCCGATCGGACGGCAAGATCCAGCTTGAATCGAAGAAGGACATGAAGGCTCGCGGCCTGCCATCGCCTGGCAAGGCTGATGCGCTCGCGCTTTCGTTCGCGTATCCGGTTTCACCCGCTGGCATTCACAAGGCGCCGAAGAGGGAGTACGACCCGCTCGGACGAAGGTAGCGGCTACAGAAGTCGGCAGTTCATTTCCAGAATCCGCCCATTTGAGGCTGGCCCATGGTGCCAGCGTGTCCCGCAAGGGAACGGAGATGTGAATCATGGGCGTTGAGACTGGCATTGGCGCGCTTCTTTCGGCGGCAGGAACCGCTGCCGCTACCGCTGTGGTGGGGGCGGTCGTGTCGCAGGCGCTGGCTCCGAAGCCGGCCAAGCAGACGCCGCAGCCCGTCACTGCTGCCGAAGCGCCTCCCAAGGTGCAAGAGGCGCAAGACCCGGTGGCCATCGCCAAGAAGAATGCATTGGCGGCCTCGGCGACCGGCTCTCTCGCGGGCCAGAACTCGACAGTGCTCACCGGCCCGAACGGCATCAATCCCGCCAACCTCAACCTCGGCGGTAGCTCGCTGCTCGGTCAATGACCGTTGTTGCCCTGTCCACGCGCGACCGAATCTTGCGCCGCATCAAGGCGCTTGAGTTGGAGCGCTCGTCATGGTGGGGGCACTGGAAGCAGATCAACGACGTGTTGCTGCCTCGGTCCGGGCGCTTCTTCGTCACGGACGTCAATCGAGGCGAGCGCAAGAACGACATCCTCGACGACACCGGCACCGCGGCGTTGACAACGCTTGGCGCGGGGATGCAGTCGGGCATGACCAGCCCGGCGCGCCCATGGGTCCGGCTTGAGACTGACGACCCCACGCTGATGGAGAGCGCAACCGTCTCCAAGTGGCTCGACCAGGTGACGCGCACAATCCTCAACGTGTTCGCGCGTTCGAACACCTACAACTCCCTGCACACCATGTACGAGGAGCTGGGGGCGTTCGGTACGGCCTGCTCGGTCGTGCTGCCAGACTACGAGGATGTGATCCGGTTCTACCCGCTGACGGTCGGCGAGTACGTGCTGTCGGCCAACGATCGGAACGAGATCGACACGCTGGGGCGGCACTTCCAGATGACGGTCATGCAGATCGTGCAGCGCTATGTCGCGCGCGGCCCGGCCGACCGCAGCAAGTCTGGCTCTTGGGACTGGTCGAACGTCTCGACCCAAGTGAAGAACGCCTGGGACTCGCACAACCTCGATGTGTGGATTCCGCTCTACCAGCTGGTCGAGCCTCGCCTTGAGCGTGATGCAACGAAGCTGGACAACAAGAACATGCCGTTCCGCTCGACGATCATCGAGACGGCTGGCAGCGAAGACAAGGTTCTGCACGAGTCCGGGTTCAAGCGCTTCCCTGTGCTGGCGCCGCGCTGGCAGGTGACGGGCAACGACATCTACGGCTCCAATTGCCCGGGCATGCGAGCCCTTGGCGGGATCTTGCAGTTGCAGCACGAGCACAAGCGCAAACTGCAGGGCATCGACTTCCAGGTGCAGCCGCCTATCGTGGTGCCTACCACACTCCATGGGAAGGAGTCGGACTTCCTCCCGGGTGGCGTCACCTACTACGATTCCATGAGCGGGAAGGCAGATGCCATCCGCTCCGCGTGGGAAGTCAATCTGGACATGAGCCATCTGCTCAACGACATCCAGGACGTTCGCCAACTCATCCGCTCGGCGTTCTTCACCGACGTGTTCCTGAGCATGGACAACATGCCCGGAATCCAGCCGAGGAACGAGCGCGAGGTGCAGGAGCGCCATGAGGAAAAGCTGATGATGCTCGGCCCAGTCACCGAGCGCCAGCAGGGCGAGCTGCTGAAGCCGCTGGTGAACATCACCTTCGATGCGTGCATGGAGGCCGGCATCTTGCCGCCACCGCCTGAAGAGCTGCAGGGCGTCGAGCTCAAGATGGAATTCGTCTCTGTGCTCGCACAGGCCCAGCGCTCGACTGCCATGGCAGGCGTGGACCGCTGGATTGGCGCCATCGGTGCCATTGCCGCGGCGAAACAAGACCCGAGTGTCTGGGACAACGCAGACACCGACACCGTGATCCAGGATGCGGCCGGCTACCTCGGAGTCGCGCCGGAGATGGCGCGCGGCAAGGATGCACTCGCTCAGATCCGCCAAGCCCGCGCGCAGGCGCAGCAGGCCGCTCAGCAGCAGCAACAGGCAGCGCAGGCCGCTGAAACCGCCAAGACCCTAGCTCAGGCGCCGGTGGCCACGGACAACGCTCTGGGCCAGGTAGTCCGGGGATTCGCCAACCAGTAGGAGATCCAGATGACCACCATGCGCGCCAAGTTCAAAGTCGGCTCTGTCACGGAAACGGAGGGTGGCATGAAGACAGCAACCCTCAACGCCGTGACCAGTGGCAGTTCCGAGAACGCCGAGTTCTTCAAGTGGACGCCGAGCGCCACCATCAGCCTGTCGACGCTCAACACAGATGCTGCTGCCAAGTTCACGCCTGGCAAGCAGTTCTACGTCGATTTCACCGAGGCATAGGCCACCATGATCTCCACCAAGATGTCGAAGGAAGAGGCCAAGGAGTACACCTCCGGGCCCAGCGTCGACAACGCGCCAGCGTACAGCTACGGTACGAGTATCTGCCTCGACGACGAACTGCTCACGCGCCTGGGCTTCTCCGAGCCGCCGGCGGTAGGCACTGTGCTCACCCTCAACGCCAAGGTGACAGTCACATCCACCGGTGTGAACCAGCAGCAGGACGGCGACAAGGAATCGCGCTGCGAGATGCAGATCACGGACATGGAATTGAAGGGCGAAGGGCCGGATGCGGCCAGCGTCCTGTACGGCTAACTCGGGGGCGCTCACCTTTTCACCTGTCACTCGCCAGACGGGAAACAGCCTGCTCTTGCTAACCCGCTGCGACCCGGAAGCAGTCTCCGCGGCGGGCATGCACAAACCCCCGAGCGCCGGAAAGTGAAGAGGGGGAAAGACGGGAACGGCTCACGGCTACATATCTGATCGCGCGACTTGGACACTCGCCGCCATGTCAGCAGTGGGACCAGACCAATTGGCGGAGCGGGCAGCGAAGGCAGAAGCCATCAAGCTCGACAAACGCAACGAGGTCGACGAACTGCTCTGGCTGATGAGCGATCCGCGCGGGCGCCGCTTCGTGTGGCGTCTTCTTCAGGGTTTCGGCATCTACCAACTGAGCTACGTGCCGGGCGATCCAGCCCATTCGGCCTTCAACGAGGGTCGGAGGAACGAAGGCCTCAAGTTGATGAGCCAGATCATGGAGCACTGCCCGGCTCGCTTCACTGAAATGCAGAAGGAAGCGAGCAAACATGAGCGACGCAGCAGCAGCACCGGCAGCAAGTGAAACGGTCTTGACCGCAGAGGCATCGGCGCCCGCCGCAGCCCCCGCGCCGGCCGAAGCACCGGCTTCCGCGCCTGCACCGGGAGCAGACACGGTTCTCACCGGGGAAGAGTCCAAGCCCAACACGACCGACAAGCCCGAGCCCACCGAAGCCGAGAAGGCCGCGGCAGAGGAGCAGGCCAGGAAGGACGCAGAGGCCAAGGGCGCCCCCGAGGAATACGCCGACTTCAAGCTGCCCGAGACGTTCAAGGTCGATGACGCAGTGCTTGGAGACTTCAAGGCTCTGGCCAAGGAAGCGAACCTGCCGCAGGAGATGGCGCAGAAGTTCGTGGACATGCAGGCCAAGCTGCAGGAGGGGAACGCTCAAGCGTTCACCAACACCCTGCAGGAGCATGTCGCCAAGACGGCCAAGGAGTGGGAAACCGCTGCGAAGTCGGATGCGGAATTCGGTGGCGTCGACTACGCCAAGAACGTTGCCGTCGCAAAGCAAGCGCTCGATGCCTTCGGCACGCCCGAGCTGAAGAACCTGCTGCGCGAATCCCGACTGGGTAGCCACCCCGAGGTGATTCGTCTGCTGTTCAAGGCGGGCAAAGCAATCAGCCAGGACGGTTTTGTTCCGGGTCGCGCGGCAAGCGCGGCGAAGGACACGGCCAGCGCTCTCTACGGATCTACCAAATAAGGACCACCCACCATGGCAACGCTCCCCAAAGCCGGTGCAGTCACTCTCGTCGACTTCGCCAACTCCATCGACCCGGACGGCAAGACCGCCAAGGTCGCCGAACTGCTCTCGCAGTCGAACGAGATCCTGCTCGACATGCAGTGGATCGAAGGCAACCTGCCGACCGGGCACCGCGCGAGCATCCGCACGGGCCTCCCGACCGCGACGTGGCGCCAGCTCTACGGCGGCGTGCCGGCGAGCAAGTCGACCCGCGCGCAGGTCGACGACACGGTGGGCATGCTCGAAACGCGCTCCGAAGTTGACGTGGACGCTGCCAACCTGAATGGCAACCTGGAGTCGTTCCGACTGTCGGAGGCCACGGCGTTCGTCGAAGGCCTGAACCAGACGTTCGCGGATACGCTGATCTACGGCGACCAGACGGTGAACCCGGAGCGATTCACCGGCCTCTCGGCGCGCTACTCCAGCCTGTCGGCCGGCAATTCCAAGAACATCATCGACGCCGGCGGTTCGGGCACCGACAACACCTCCATCTGGCTCGTGGTGTGGGGTCCGCAGACTGTCACCGGCATCTTCCCGAAGGGGTCGAAGGCCGGTCTGGTGCACGAAGACCTCGGCATCATCGACGCCTTTGATGCGAGCAACAACCGCTACCGCGCCTACGCCGATCGCTGGCAGTGGAAGGGTGGCGTGCACGTCAAGGACTGGCGCTATGTCGTGCGCATCGCGAACGTCGACGTGTCCGACCTGGTTGGCCAGACTGGCACCCAGGCGCTCACCGCCGCCACGGCCATCACCAAGCTGATGGTGCGTGCCATGGCCCGCATCCCGTTCATGGGCATGGGCCGCCCGGTGTTCTACGCGAACCGCACGGTCAAGGAGTTCCTCTCCATCGCCGCGCTCGACAAGTCGAACACTGCACTCGCCATCCAACCCGCGCTGCAGCAGTTCGGGGACATCGCCCCTGGCTGGGTCGGCAACGGCACGACCACCTTCCTGGGCGTTCCGGTTCGCACCGTGGACCGAATCATCGAAGCCGAGGCCCGCGTGGTCTGAACCCCGAACTTCAGGAGAACACACCATGATCCTCGATACCCAGGAAACCTTCTCGGCCGCGCAGAACGCCTTCAGCGCGGGCACCGATGTTGTGTCGACCAACGTCTACGACACCGGCGCCGCTGCCGATGTGGGCGCGGGCGAGCCGTTCTACATCTACGCCAAGGTCAACACCGCCTTCTCGGGCGGCACGTCGATCCAGGTGGTGCTGCAGGATTCGGCCGACAACTCGTCGTTCGCCGATGTCCAGTCGGCCAAGGCGATCCCCGTCGCCTCCGCGAGCGCCAACGCCGAGCTCTGCCGCATGCGCATCCCGGTCGGCGTGCGTCGATACCTGCGCCTTGCCTATCGCTCGGTTGGCACCACGACCGCCGGTTCGGTTTCGGCGTACATCGTCAAGGACGTGCAGGCGCAGCAGTACGCGCCGTCCGGCTTCACGGTGCAGTAAGGAGCCGCCATGGCAACCAAGCAGAAGGATGTTGTGCCGGGCAATGCAGTTCCGCCGCGCACGGTGGTGCCGGAGGAAAGCCGCAAGTACGCGAGCAAGGTGAAAGCCCGCACGCGCGTGTACTACGGCCAGATGCGCGAGGAGGGCGAGGTGTTCGAAAACACGCTCGATCTTTCGACCTATCCCGAGGACGAGTCCTCGAACATCGAGGCCGTCGAGGACTGACTCTCGCGCCGCGGAGTAATAGAGATGGGCGCTGCGGCGCCCATTTTTCCAACAGGAGATTGAGATGGCCGACAAGAATGTCACTTCGCGCGACGACGCCGGTGTAATCGAGAAGTACATCGATCAGGGCGATGGCACGTGGGCGCGCCGGGTGGTCGCGCAGGCTGCCGCGGCGACCGCTGGCGCAGCTGGATACCCCGCGGGGGCCGTGCCTGTTGCAGCGCGCTCCGGCAACGTGGCGAACGCGACTGCTGCGGCAATCCTTCCGGCCGCGGTTGGCAAGACCACCTATGTGACGCATGTCTCCGTCACTGGCGCCGGCGCCACTGCTGCCGGCGTAGTAGGTGCTGCGCTCCTGGGCGTCTTGGGTGGTGACTGGACCATGATCGTTGCTGTGCCTGCGGGCCCGACGACCGGCATCACGCCTATCGTCTTGCAGTTCAATCCGCCACTTCCTGCAGCAGCGGTGAACAGCGGCATCACCATCTCACTGTCCGCGCTCGGCGCAGGCAACACCAACGCCGCAGTGACCATCGCTGGCTTCCAGCTGTAAGCCATGTCCTCGGACGTCGACATCGTCAACATCGCGCTATCGCACCTCGGCGATGAGGCCGAGGTGATCTCGATCGCGCCTCCGGATGGAACGATCCAGTCGAAGCACGCCGGGCGCTTCTACCCGATCGCGCGCGATCAGTTGCTGGAGATGCACCCATGGACCTTCGCAACGGTGCGCGTGGAGCTCGCTGTTGTCGATGGCGCCGCACCCTCCGAGTGGGCCTATGCGTATGCGCTGCCGACCAAGTGCCTGAAGCCTTTGGCAGTCCTGGCGGCCGATGCGCTGGATGACTCGCGCAGCGAGGACTTCATTGTGGAGTCGAGCGCTGATGGCGTGGCGCTGCTCTACACCAACGTGCAGGCCGCGACCCTGCGATTCATCCGCCTCATCGAGGACACCACCAGGTTCACGCCCGGCTTCGTCACGGCCCTGGGCCGCCTTCTTGCAAGCTATCTGGCCGGCCCGATCATCAAGGGCACGACCGGAATTCAGGTGGCGCAGTCGCACCTGAAGCTCTTTGCACTCGATCTGGCCAATGCCAAGACGCAGGATTCCAACACGGGGCAGCGCAGCAACTACAGGGATCGACTCTCTGATGCACAGAAAGCCCGCGGCGGCCCGGCCTACGGTTGGGCCCGAGACGCGAATGGGAACCTGATCGGATGACGACCAAGACGCTCAACCGGTCGTTCGCAGCGGGCGAAATCTCGCCTCAGCTGTTCTCGCGCCTTGACCTCGACAAGTTCCAGACCGGGCTGGCGAAGTGTCTGAACTGCGAGACGACGGCGCAGGGGCCGGCGCAGAACCGTGCCGGCTTCCAGTACATCCTGGAGGCGGGCAACAGCTCCAAGAGCGTGATCCTGCTGCCGTTTTCCTACAGCACCCAGCAGACGTTCGCGCTGGAGTTCGGCGACTTCTACGTTCGCTTTCACACCAACGCCGGAACGTTGCTCGAGAACCTGATCGCTCTGTCTTCGGTGACGAATGCCAATCCCGGCGTGTTCGGCACGGCGACGCCGCACGGCTATTCGCCAGGTGACTGGATTCAGCTCAGCAATGTGGGAGGCATGAGCAACCTGAATGGTGTGTGGGCCAAGGTGCTCACGACGCCAGGGCCCAACTCCATGACCTTGAGCGACTTGGCCGGGAACCCGATCGACACGACCAGCTTCCCGGTGTTCGTTGCGCCGGGCTATGTGTCTCGCGTCTACCAGCTGGCAACCCCCTACGCTGCGGCCGACCTGTTCAGCCTGCACTACGTGCAGTCAGCCGACGTTCTGACGCTGGTCCACCCCAGCTACGCGCCGCGCGAGTTGCGCAGGAATGGAGCCACCAACTGGTCCTTGGACATCATCCAGTTCACCAGCGCTCTGTCCCCACCACAGTCGAACACCGATCCGCCTTCGGCCATCACGCACACCTACCGGGTGGTGCCGATCCTTCAGTCTGCCCCCGGGCAGCCCTCGGCGCCGGCGAGTTGCAACAACGATCTGAGCATTCCTGGCCGGGTGAATGCCATCGGCTGGACGAGTGTTCCAGGCGCGGTTTCCTACTACGTCTACAAGCTGCTGAACAGCGTGTGGACCTTCATTGGCTTTTCTGTCAGCAGCCCGTCTTTCATCGACGACTCCAGCGTTGTGCCGAACGACTCGGTGCCTCAGTTCTCCGCGCCCGGGCCTTCGACCACGGTTACCGCCACGCCGGTATCCCCGGCGAGCACGGGGGTGTCCGTGACGCCGACAGGAGGCGGGACTGTCAACTACAGCTACGTGGTGACATCGCTGAATGCGGACGCCTCGGAGGAGTCGATTGCCTCCGCCCCTGTGACGGTGACAAACGACCTGAGCGTTGCAGGTGCCGTGAACACGGTCAGGTGGCCGGCAGTGCCTGGTGTCGGGCTCTACAACGTCTATCGCTCAGTGAGCGGCATCTTCGGCCTGGTCGGGCGCGCCGGCACCAATTGCTTGTTCGAAGACCGGAACATCACGCCGGACACCTCCACCACGCCGCCCCTGCAGCAGAACCCCTTCCTTGGCTCTGGGAACTACCCGCGGGCGGTCAGCTACTTCGAGCAGCGCCGGGTTTTCGCTGGGACAGTGAACGCGCCTCAGACGGTCTGGGCTACGCGGTCGGGCACGGAAAAGAACCTGGGCTACAGCTTCCCGACGCGGGATGACGACAGCATCACGGTTCGCGTCGTCGCGCGCGAGGCCAACACCATCCGCCACATCGTGCCGATGGACAACCTGATCCTTCTCACATCGGGTGGGGAATGGAAGATGGCCGCGTCCGATACGGGCGCGCTGACTCCTTCGAATGTCAGCGTGAAGCCGCAGGGCTACACGGGGGCGTCCAACGTGCAGCCAGTGGTCACGAACCGAACTATCCTCTTCGCCCAGGACCGAGGCGGCTACTTGAGGGAACTCGAGTTCTCCTGGCAGCAGCAGGGCTACCAGACGGAGAACGTCTCGATCCTGGCGCCTCACCTGTTCGACTACCACACGGTGGTGCAACTCGCGTTCACCCGCTCGCCCCTGCAGTCGCTTTGGTCGGTGCGTGACGACGGCGTTCTGCTGGGCATGACCTACGTGCCAGAGCATGAGATTCGGGCGTGGCACCAGCACACAACGGACGGCTTCTTCGAATCGGCCTGTTCGGTGGCAGAGGGCGACGAGGACGCGCTCTATGTGGTTGTGCGCCGCGTCATCAATGGTCGAACGGTCCGCTACATCGAGCGCAAGCACACGCGGCGCTTCGATACGCCGGCCGACCAGTTCTTCGTTGACTCTGGCGTTACCTACAACGGGCCGCCGGCGATCACGTTCAGTGGGCTGCAGCACCTGGAGGGGAAGACCGTCGCCATCCTGGCGGATGGCGGGGTGTCGCCGCCTCAGGTGGTGGTGAATGGCGCGGTGACCATTGATGCGCCGGCGAGCAAGGTTTCCATCGGCCTTCCGTATGTCGCCGACCTGCAGACGCTCCCTCTGTCGGTGCAAACGCAGGCGTTCGGCCAAGGCACGCAGAAGAACATCAACAAGGTGCAGCTGCGTGTGATTACGTCCAATGGCTTTCAGGCCGGCCCGACGTTCGGGAAACTGCGCCCCTATCAGACCCGACTATCGGAGCCGATCGGATCGCCGCCTGATCTGGCGACCGACGAGGTGCCAATCACGCTCGACCCCCTGTGGCAGCGCAACGGCTCGCTGTGCATCCGGCAGGACCAGCCGCTGTCCATGACCGTGCTTGGGATGGTTCTTGAGGTGGCTACTGGATCATGAACATTCGCCCCGCCACCGTCGACGACCTCGACTCGCTCATCGAGATGGGGAGGGCGCTGCACGACGAGAGCCCGCGCTACCAGGGGATGGCTTTCAGTGCGCAGAAATTACGCGCCCTTTTCGAACGTCTGCAGGGTTCGGTCCTGACGCCGCTTGGGTGTGTCTTTGTGGCGGAGCGTGATGGCGCGGTGGTCGGCATGACGGTCGGCCTCATCGTCGATCGCTGGTTCAGCGATGAGCGATTCCTCACGGACCTGACCTTGTACGTCAAGCCAGAGCACCGCAATGGAACCACGTTCATGCGGCTGGTGCGAGCGCTCGAAGGCTGGGCGCGAGACGAAGGCATCACCGACCTTGCATTCGGTGTGAGCACCGAGATTCATGCCCAGCGAACCGTGGAGGCCTACGAGGCGATGGGATACCGACTGGCCGGCTACACCATGGTGAAACGAAATGGGCATTGAAACCGGGACGGGCTACATGGCCCAGAACAACATCGACATGGAAGGCATGGCCGTCAAGGGCGGCGGCAGCTCTTCGGGCGGCATCGGCTGGGGCGGCCTGCTCTCGGGATTCGGCGCAGGCATGTCCGCGACGAGCGCCTACACGCAGGCCAAGAACCAGCAGGCGGCCCTGCAGGCTGAGGCTCAGGTCCAGATGAACAACGCCACGATCGCCGGCTGGCAGGCTGACGACGCCATTGCGCGAGGCGAGGTGGCTGCGGCGCGGCAGATGATCAAGGGCGGCCAAGTCAAGGGCGCGCAGCGTGCGGCGATGTCCGCCAACGGGGTCGATCTATCTGTCGGCTCGGCTCAGAACATCCTGAACGACACCGACTACCTCACCTCTGTAGACGCGGCAACCCTGCGCGACAACGCCGCTCGGGAGGCGTGGGGGTATCGACAGCAGGCGCGGTCCTATGTGGACCGGGCGAATGCTGCCCGTAGCGGTGCATCCAGCGTCAGCCCATGGCTTGCGGCCGGCACTTCGCTTCTGACCAGCGCCACCAGTGTGGCGAGCCGCTGGTATCAAACGAATTCTCGCGGGGGGTAAGGCATGGCCACTGTTCCTCGCCTCACGGAAGCCAGCGTTGCCCCGACCGCGGCGCCGGACTTCCGGCAGCAAAACACTGTCGACGCGAACCTGCTCAACATCGGGGCCAAGCAGACTCAGCAGGTCGGAGATTCGCTTGTCAGGCTCGGCGGCGAAATGGAGGCAATGCGTAAGCAGGCCCTCGACCAAGCCAACGCGGTGCGCGTCGACGATGCGCTCAACCAGGCCACCGAAGCCGCCCTTCGCCTGCAGCACGACCCGAACGAGGGATACTCCAGCCAGAAGGGCTATGCCGCGCTGAACCGGGAAAGCGGCCTTCCGCTGGCAGACGAATACACCAGCAAGCTGGATGCCACGATCGGCACCATTGCCGCCACGCTTGGCAATGACCGCCAGCGCCAGATGTTCCAGATGCGGGCCAACAACATCCGCACCCAGTTTCTCGGATCGGCGCTGCAGTACGAGAGCAAGGAACAGACCGAGTACACGATCAGCGTGCGCGACGGCACGGTCAAGAACGCGGCGAACGCGCTGGTCCTGAATTACACCGACCCCGAGAACGTCAAGATGCAGGAGGACCGCATCCGGGCCGCCATCCTCGGCGCGCAGGACCCGGACACCAAGACCTTCATCCCTGGCTCGGCGCAGCTGGCTGGCAAGTCCGCCACCTGGGCACAGGAGAAGGCGGCAGAGGCCATCAGCGGCGCGCACCTGGGCGCCATCAAGGCCGCGCTCGACAAGGGCGACGTGAATGCCGCCATGGCCTACCGCAAGCGCTACGGCGACCGCATGACGGCCAGCGACATGATCCAGATCGACGGCACGCTGCAGCGTGACTATGACGTGCGCCAAGGCGCGGCGGTGGCCTCGCAGATCGTGACGGGCACGCGCTCGACGGTGGACCCCACGAGTTTCGACCGGCTGGCGAACATCATCCAGGGCATCGAGAGCCGCGGGCGCGCTTTCGGTGCCGACGGCAAGCTGCTCCAAGGCCCCGTGACCCGTTCGGGCGAGCGCGCCCAGGGCGACATGCAGGTGATGCCGTCGACCGCGCGCGACCCTGGCTATGGGATCAAGCCGGCCGACATGAGCGGCACCCCAGAACAGCAGGCGGCCGAACTCCGCCGCGTGGGCCAGCAGAAGCTTGCGGCCCTCGTGAAGCTGTACGACGGTGACATCGCCAAGGCCAGCGCCGCGTACAACTGGGGCGAGGGCAATGTAGACAAGGCGGTGAAGGCGGCACAGGCCAATGCCGGCAAGGGGGAGCGCGTCGCTCCTGATGCATGGCTCGCCAGCGCGCCGGCCGAGACGCGCAGCTACGTGGCCAGCGTGCTGCGGCAGATGAGCGCGCCGGATGGGGGTGTTCCGCCGCGCCCGACGCTCGACCAGCTGCACCAGGCCGCCCGCGAGCGTCTGGGCCCGAACGCCAGCCCGCTGGCAGTCAAGACGGCCATCGATCAGGTGACGCAGCAGTTCGAGGACCAGTCGAAGGCGCTGGCCCAGCGCAAGGACGAGGTTGTGACCTCGGCGATGCAGGAGCTCGTGAAGAACGGCGGCCGGTTCAGCGAGCTTTCTGCCGGCACGCGCGCCGCGCTGACCCGCTACGCGCCCGACAAGCTCGACGATGTGATGGGCTTCGGCAAGAAGATGGCCCTGGGCGACGACACCACCGACGACCGCCTGTATCTGCGGCTGACCACGAGCCCGCAGCTCATGGCGCAGATGACGGACGCCCAGTTCTTCCAGCTGCGCAACGGCCTGTCGAAGGCCGACTTCGACCACTTCGCGCAGAAGCGCGCAGACCTGATCAGCGGGAAGACGAGCCAGAGCCCGGGCGAACTGAACGACAGCGCCATCAACCGCGTGGCGAACCAGCGTCTGGCCGGGATTGGCATCGACCCGACGCCCAAGGACAACACGCCGGAAGCCCAGCGCGTGGGGGCGATTCGCCGATTCATCGACTCGAGCCTGATCGACGCGCAGCGCGCGGCCGGCAAGAAGTTCAACGACGCCGAGACGCAGGCCCACATCGACGGTCTATTCGCCAAGAACGTGACCTTCCGCAAAACCTTCCTCGGGTTCAGCACCGGCACCAGCGGACAGCAGATGCTGGCCATGAAGCCGGGCGACATTCCGAGCGATCAGGTGGACGCGATCAAGAAAGCCTTCAAGGCACGCGGCAACGACAACCCGACCGACGCCGACATCCTCGGCGCCTATTTCGCTTCGCACGCTGGCGCCAAGGGCGGCGCACAAGGGTCCTACTGATGGCTGACGACTTCGACGCCGCGGCAGCGGTAGACCGGTACTTGAGCGGCACGGCGCCCACGCCGGAAACGACGCTGCGCGCCAGCCTGCAGGATGCCGTGGGACAGAACCCCGACCAGGCGGCAGACTGGCGACGCACCGCCGCGACCATCGGCGTTCCTATCGACACCGCGCAGGCGCTACCCGACTGGTCGAAGCAGCAGAAGGCGCTGGCCGGCATCGACACCAGCGCGCTGGCGGCCATGAACCCGGTGACGACCTCGTTCCTCACGGACCCGACGAACGCGGCCATCGCGCACGACGACACCGAGAACATGGGTCTGATCGAGACGCTGGCGAACAGCTTCCGCCGCGGCATCCCCGGTCTGAAGCAGGTGCTGAGCGCCACGGCGTTGCGCTCCAATGTTGGGGCCCTGGAGCAGTTCGACGCTATCGCCGCGCGCATCGATGCAGGAGAGAAGCCGACCAGCATCCTCGCAGCCGACGATCCCATGGGCGTGGCGTTCATGACGCCCGAGCAGCGCGCCAAGTTCCGGGCCAGCATCACCACGCCGCTCGGCGGAAACATCGCCAGCGTGGTGCAGACCCAGAAGGAGCGGCAGGCCATCCCGTCGCCGGCGGTCGTCGACCAGGTGATGAAGGCCGAGACGTTCAAGCAGGCGATCAGCGCCTTCATGACCGACCCGGTGAAGTTCATCGCGAGCATTGGACCGGAAAGCATGGTGACGAACGCCCCCGGCCTGGTGGCGGCGATCCCGGCCGGCATGACCGGCGGCCCGGCGGCGGCAGCGGCGACCCTGGGCACCGGTTCGTTCATCACCGACTACGGCAGCACCATCGTGGAGGCGCTGACCAAGGCCGGCGTCGACGTCACGAAGCCGGAGCAGGTGCAGGCGGCCGTCGCCGACCCCGCGATCATGAACAGCGTCATCTCGCAGGCCATTGCGCACGCGGCCGTCGTCGGCTCGTTCGATGCGATGAGCGGCGGGATTGCCTCGAAGCTGGCGCTTCCGAAGGGCGTGGCCACGAAACTGGCCCTGAAGCCGGTGACGCGCGAGGTGGCCAACGTTGCGGCCCAGGTGCCGATCCAGGGTGCGCTGGGCGCGGCCGGCGAAGCAGGCGGCGAGATCGCTGCCGGCCAGAAGCTGGACCCGGGCAACATCCTGGCCGAGTTCGTGGGCGAAGCCTTCACCGCGCCGGCTGAGATCGCCAGCATCGCGACCACCCAGGTGCGTGAACGCATCGCCGAGGGCAGGGCGGCAGAGGCCGCGGCAGAGCGCGTCGAGACGCTGACGAAGCTGGTGGAGGCCAGCAAGCTGCGCGAGCGCGACCCAGAGACGTTCAAAGCCTTCGTCGATCAGGTGGCCGAGGGCGGCGAAACCCCGAGCGAGCTCTACATCAACGCCGAGACGCTGGCGAACACACTGAACCAGTCGGGCATCACCATGACCGAGCTGCAGGCCCTGGCGCCCAGCGTGGCAACCCAGTTGCAGGCCGAGAACTTCGTGCCCGGCGCGGATCTGCGCATTCCGGTGTCCGAGCTGCTGGCGGCGCCGAGCGAGATTTCGGCGACGCTGGTCGACCATCTGCGCGCCAGCCCGGAAGCCATGAGCCGCGCCGAGGCGGGCGAATTCCTGAAGGCCCAGGGCGACGCCATCCGCACCGAAGTGGAATCGGTCCTCTCCAAGCGCGAGGAGCGCGACGCCTTCCAGGCCAGCGTGAACCAGGCGCGCGACCATTTCAAGGCCGAGCTCGACCTCGCCGGCCGGTTCCGCCCAGAGGTGAACGAGGCCTACGCCCAGCTGCTGGGCAACTTCTACGCCACCCAGGCGCAGCGCGCTGGCATGGCGCTACCCGAGTTCATGCAGAAGTACCAGCTGCAGGTGACCGGCAAGACGCCGGCACGTGGGCAGACGCTGGAGCAGGGAGCCATCGAGCCTGTCGTGGAGACGACAGCGCAAGACAAGGAGGGCAAGCAATACGCCATCAAGGTGACAAAGCAGCTGGTCGGGGTCAACCGAGACACGCAGCAAATCCTCGTTGAAGCGCGCGACGCGCAGGGTCTGCGCCGCGGCCTGATCGACTTCGGCGTGGATGAGGAGGGCAACCTCAAAGCCGAAAACACCATCGTGGCGGGCCCGTACCGCGGCAGGGGCATCGCTGCGGCCATGTACCAGGCGGCGGCGGATGCCGGCTACAAGATCAAGCCGGGCAGATTCCAGACCGAGCAGGGCATGGGCATGGTGCAGGCGCTGCAGAAGCGCGGGCTTATCGGCGCCGGCGAGCTCACCGCAGCGCCCGTGGGCCAGAACGTGCTGAACCAGCAGGCCCGCGGCACCCTGTCGTTCGGTGAGGACATCACCCAGGCGCCGAGCGTGATTGCGCTGCTGGAGGGCGCAGACCTCTCGACCTTCCTGCACGAAAGTGGGCATTTCTTCCTCGAAGTGCAGGCCGATCTCGCCGCGCGCATCCAGGGCAAGATCGCGGACGGCGAGACCGTGACGGCCGGCGAACGGCAGGTGGTCGACGACATGAACACGGTGCTCAAGTCGTTCGGCATCGAGGGCTCGCCCACTGAAACCCCGCTGGTCCAGTGGCAGAACATGACGCTGGAGGAAAAGCGCGAGCACCACGAAACCTTCGCGCGCAGCTTCGAGCAGTACGCCATGGAGGGCAAAGCGCCGAGCCAGGCGCTCGCCCAGGTGTTTCAGCGCTTCCGCGCGTGGCTGGTGTCGGTCTACAAGACCCTGGCCAGCCTGAATGTGAAGCTGACCGACGACGTGCGCGCCGTGATGAGCCGCATGCTGGCGACTGACGAGGCCATCCAGCAGGCGCAGGATGCGCGCAACATGGGGCCGCTGTTCGAATCGGCCGAGCGCGCCGGTATGACGCCAGAGGAGTACGCCGAATACCAGGCGCTCGGGCAGCGCGCCATCGACACCGCAGACGCCGAGCTGAGCCAGCGCCTGCTGAAGGACATGAAGTGGATGAGCGGCGCGCGCGACCGTGCGCTGAAGGCCCGCCAGAAGGAAGTGGCCGCGATCCGCCTCGAAATCCGCAACCAGGTGACGCGCGAGGTCATGGCCCAGCCCGTCTATCAGGCATGGCAGTTCCTGACCGGCAAGGAGGGGAAGATCGCGCCGGGCACTGTCCCGGCCGAGAGCGTCGACACCGTGCAGGCGTCCGGCCGGCTGCGCACGTCACTGGTGAAGGAGATGGACGAGTTCTCCGCCGAGACGCTGAAGCAGCGCCGCATGCTGAGCGAGAAGGATGGCATGCACCCCGACATTGTGGCCGAGCTGTTCGGCTACCCATCGGGGCAGGATCTGATCGCCGCGCTGGCCGCGGCCGAGAGCCCGAACGTCGAGATCGACACGCTGACCGACCAGCGCATGCTCGAGCAGCATGGCGACATCGCCAGCCGGCAGGCGCTGGAGCGCGCGGCCGAGGAGGCTATCCACAACGAGGTGCGCGCCCGGGTGATCGCCACCGAGCTCAAGGCGCTGGCCAAGGCCACGAGCGTGCGCGAGTCGAGCGACAGCCTGTACACCGGTGGCACCGTGGATGTGATGGCGCGCGCGGCGCGCGAGTACGCTGCCCAGGTAGTGGCGCGCCAGAAGCTCAAGGATCTGCGCCCGGCCCAGTACACCGCCGCCGAGGCGCGCAGCGCCAAGCTCGCTGTCGAGTCGCTGGGCAACACCGCCGAAGCCGCGATGCACAAGCGCAACCAGCTGGTGAACAACTTCGCTGCCAAGGCGGCATTCGAGGCCCAGGCTGAGATCACCCAGGCGAACGAGTTCTTCAAGAAGGTGATGAAGGGCACGGGCGAGAAGGTCAGCAAGACCCGCGATTTCGGCATGGTGCAGGCGGCGCGAGCCATACTGGCGGAATACGGCATCGGCACGAAGGGGGAGTCGGCCCTGAAGTACCTGGACGCCGTGGCGCAGGATGACCCTGGCATGCACGCTGTGCTGCGCGACAAGATCGAGGCCCTGACCGCCAATGCCAAGTCGGCCGGCGAGATGACCGTGGAGGAGTTCCGCGGGCTGGTTGAGGAGATTCAGGGTCTCTGGTACATGGCGAAGCGCTCGCGCCAGGTCGAGATCGACGGCCAGCTGCTGGAGCGCTCGGCCATCCAGAACGATCTGGTGACGCGCCTGCACGAGATCGGCGTGCCCGCGCGCGTGCCCGGCGAAGGCCAGGCTGTGACGAACGCCGAGCGCAACCTGACCCGCCTTCAGACCCTGCAGGCCGCGCTGCGCCGCGTGGAGTCGTGGGTGGGGGTGAAGGACGGCATGCAGGCCATGGGCCCGTTCCGCCGCTACATCTGGCAGCCGGTCAAGGAGGCGGCCGACGCCTACCGCGCCGACAAGGCCAAGTACATCAAGCAGTACAAGCAGCTGCTCGAAACCGTCGATCTCGGCAAGTCGCGCATCGCCGCGCCGGAGCTGGGCTACACCTTCGGGTTCTCGCGCGGCGGCAGCGGCAAGCAGGAGATCCTGCACGCCATACTGCACACCGGCAACGAGAGCAACAAGCGCAAGCTGCTGCTCGGGCGCGGCTGGGCGACCGAGAACGAGAACACGCACGAGCTCGACACCTCGCGCTGGGATGCCTTCGTCGCCCGCATGATCGCGGAGAAGGTGCTGACCAAGGCCGACTTCGATTTCGCACAGGGCGTCTGGGATCTGCTGGAGAGCACGAAGGCGCTGGCGCAGAAGGCGCACCGCGACGTGTTCGGTCGGTACTTCGACGAGGTGACGGCCACCGAGTTCGCCAACGAGTTCGGCACCTACCGCGGCGGCTACGTGCCGGCGATGATGGACTCGGAGGTCGTGAAGGACCAGGCCACCCGCTCGCTGCAGGAAGACGAAAACCAGACCCTGGCTTATGCCTTCCCCAGCACCAGCAGGGGATTCACCAAGGCTCGCGTCGAGTACAACAAGCCGCTGCTGCTGGATCTGCGCACGCTGTCGAGCCACATCGACAAGGTGCTGCTGTTCTCGCACATGGAGCAGCCCATCCGCGATGTGCGAAAGGTGCTGGCGAGCAAGGACGTGTCCGAGCCGCTGCACCGTGTGGACCCGCAGGCCTTCGACGGCCTGCTCACGCCATGGCTCAACCGCGCTGCGCGCCAGACCATCGAGACGAAGGTGCCTGGCGACAACGGCACCATGCGATTCTTCTCCAAGCTGCGCCAGCGCGCGGGCCTGGCCGCCATGTTCGCCAACGTGTCGAACGCCGCGCAGCAGATCACCGGCTTCAGCCTCGCGGCGGTGAAGGTCCGGCCCAAGTACCTGTTGAGCGCGATGGGCAACTACCTGATCGCGCCGCGGCAGATGTCCAAGACCGTGGCGGAGAACTCCGTCTACATGGCGACGCGCATGGACAACGAGGTGGCTGCCATGACCGACGCCATCGACCAGATCCTGCTGAACCCGAACGTCTACGAGAAGGCACAGAACTGGACGGCCAAGCACGCCTATTTCATGCAGTCGGCGGTGGACAACGTCATGGGCCCGATCATCTGGACCGGCGCCTACAACCAGGCGCTTGAGCAAGGCCACAGCACCAAGGACGCGGCGCGGCTGGCCGACTCCGCCATCCGTGAGACGCAGGGTTCGACCCTCGCCGAGGACGTGTCCCGCATCGAGACGGGCAATGCCTTCGTGCGCATGTTCACCCAGTTCGCCGGCTATTTCAACATGCAGGCGAATCTGCTTGGCACGGAATTTTCCAAGGCTTACCACGAACTGGGCCTGCGCAAGGGGATGGGCCGAGGACTCTACGTGTTCATCCTTGGCGCCCTGGTGCCGAACATGGTGGCGGAGCTGATTGCCCAGGCCTTCAAGGGCGGCCCCGACGACGAGGACAAGGACGGCAGCACGCTCGACGACTGGCTCATGTCGGTGGTGGTGATGGGCAACGTGAAGGCAGGGTTTGCGATGGTGCCTGGCGTCGGCCAGATCATCAACGCAGGGATCAACACCTGGAACAAGAAGCCCTATGACGATCGCATCACCACGTCGCCGGCCGTCTCGATGCTGGAGAGCGCCGTCGCAGCGCCGCATTCCATCTATCAGGCCGTGGCTGGCAACGGCGATGGCCGGAAGGCAGTGCGCGATTTGGCCACGCTCATCAGCATCACGACGGGCCTGCCAGCCAGCGCCATTGCGCGTCCTGTTGGCTACATAACAGGAACCTCGGAAAACAAAATCGCGCCCACCGGCCCTATGGACACCGTGCGCGGGCTGGTCACTGGCACGCCAAGCCCGGAATCGAAACGATGACTGTTCCTGCCACTCCTCGCAAAGCAGGGCCTTATGCTGGCAACGGCGTTACCACTGCGTTCCCGTTCGCCTTCAAGGTTTTTTCGTCGAAGGACATTCAGCCGGTCCTCACGGATTCGAACGGGGCCGCGACGAACCTGATTCTCGATTCCGACTACAGCGTGCTGCTGAATGCCGACCAGGATGCGAACCCGGGCGGCACGGTCAACTACCCCATCCTCGTGGGGCCGTCGCCGCTCCCGGTGGGATCAACGCTCACGATCATCGGCAACATGTCGATCGATCAGCTGACCGACATCACGAACAGCGGGCGCTTCCTGCCGCAGGTCTTCGAGAACGCATACGACAAGCTGACGATCCTGATCCAGCAGCTCAAGGAGATCAGCGATCGCACCTTGCAGGCCGCGGTCGGAACGACGGTCAAACTCATCTTTCCGGCGCCGAGTTCTGGGAAGTTCATTCGTTGGCGCACGGACCTGACTGGCCTCGAGAACGTCGACGCCGGCACGGATTCGATTGCGCTGCAGGGGCTGCTTGCTGACGCTTCAGACCCGACGCATGGCTCTGCCATGGTGGGGTTCAAGCCGCCTGGAATCGGCATTGTCGGCCGCACCCTTGCCAGCAAGTTGTTGGACTACATCAACGTCAAGGACTATGGCGCGGTCGGCGATGGCATCGCAAACGACACCGTAGCGTTCACGAACGCGGTCGCTGCAGCATCCAATGATGCGACTATCTTCGTGCCTGCCGGCAAGTACAACATTACAGCCATTTCCACGAGCAAGAAATTGCTGTGGGACGCCAAGGGTGCGTACTACAAGGACGGCATCGCCCCGATTTCCGACTATGTGCCCGGGGTTGTCATTCAGTCGCGGGGCAATGTTGTCTTGAGCCGCCACGAGCTGCACATGGGCAGTGGATCGACTGCGACGGACTATGCCGTGAGTCGGGTAAAGCGCAATGCCAGTCACACGGGCGGAACGACAGGCTACGTCAACAGCGGCTTCCGGGTCGATGTGGATGTGGGTGCCGGGGTTTCGAATTACGAATGGGCCATCGTTGGGGTGGTGCAGAACTACGCGACGGTGGGGGAAAACGTCGGTGTCTACGGTCAGGGCAACATGCGCTCGACTGGTGGCACGTGGGGCGGCGTCATGGAGGCGACCGATGCGACCTTCACGAGCAGCACCGGCAAGAATAACCTGATCGGATGCGAGGTCGATTGCTATTTCAACGACAACGACCCGGGCGGAAAGCGCTTTGGACTGACGGTTATCGCTGGTGATGCCAAGTTCAATCGGACGGGGGTCGCCGGCATCGCGGGATACGCAACCTATGGCATCCTCATCCAGGCTCAGGGAGGTGGCGCCAACTGCAGCTTCAAGACGGGCGTGGTGGTCAACAGCGCCACAGAGACTGCTTTCCAGGCATCTTCTCCTGGTGGCGCCACATGGGGGCTGAGGGTTCTCAACACCTACGACGTTGGTGTCGACACCAGCGGCGCCACGATCAACGTTGCGGCCCTTCGCATGGCTTCAGGCCAGCGCATCTCTTTCGACGCCTCTTCGGCTCATCAGCTTCATGAGGGGACGCTTGGCCAGGTGGGGCTCATCTATTCGCTCTCCGGGGTGGACAAGTCGATCCTTCGCGGTGATGGCGGCATAGGCCTGAATGCTGGTGTGATGGTCATCCCTGGGACCTACAACACCGGCACGGCCACAGCCACGATCGCCGCCAACAAGCCGGGCGCAAACACCGCGAGCGCTGCGTGGATCAGCGTCCAAATCAACGGATCTCAATTCTGGGTGCCAGCATGGCCGAACTGAACCAACAACCTCAAACCCTTCAGCCTGACGACCTGATGCTGATCCCCGCGGGTCTTCTGCAGTCCGTCATCGACTACATGGCGGAGCGTCCATGGAAGGAAGTGGGGCGGGCAATGCCGCAGCTGCTGGCGCTGAAGCCTGCGCCGAAAGAGGCGCCCTAGTGTCTGCCTTCGATACCTTCGACGTGGTTGCCGCCAAGTTGGCCGGCGTGGCCGGCGCACTGGTGTCCATGCGGTTCCTGCAGGGCACTTGGCCCCAACGTGTCAGCACGGCCATCTGCGGCGCTCTGATCAGTTTCTATGCTGCACCTACGGTGGCGGCTCGCGTCGGCATCCCCGAAGGGCTGAGCGGCTTCCTGATGGGACTGTTTGGGATGGCCATCGCTTCACGACTCTGGGAATGGGTCCAGACAACCCCTCTTGCTGGGATGTGGCAGATCGCTCTTGAATGGCTCCGTAAGTTGGCCGGCCTTGAAAAGAAGGCGGGGGATTGATATGGAAAGCATCTTCATCACGGCGCACGCAGCCATTTCAGTTCTCTGCTGGTTCGTCACTGCGGTCGGCGCCACTCTGGCCGTGTACTCGAAACGCATCAATGACACGCTGAGCGAGCGCATTGGATTGGCGGCAATCGCCATTGGTGCCGTTGGCACAGGGTGCCGCATCATCCAAGCTGGCTGGGTTTCCAATGGCGGCCTCTTTATTTCGCTCGCGCTGGCCTTCTACGTGTGCGCAGTGTTCTGGAAGCACTGGAAGCGCGTTCCGGGATCGAATTCCGACAAGGCAGTGTGAGATGAACTTCGACCAAGCATTCGACCGGCTGATCGGGCACGAAGGCGGCTACGTCAACGATCCGCGCGACCCGGGCGGCGAGACGAACTGGGGCATCACCGCCGCTGTCGCGCGCGCCGAGGGCTACAACGGCCCCATGCGCGACCTGCCGCGCGACACCGCGAAGGCCATATACAAGGCGAAGTACTGGGCGCCTGTGCGGGCCGACGAACTGCCCGACAGCGTGCGCTTCGATGTCTTCGACGCGTCTGTGAACCATGGGGTTGGCCAATCCTCGAAGTGGCTGCAGCGCGCCGCCGGCGCGAACCCGGATGGCGTGATCGGAGCGCAGACAGTGGCCGCCGCGCGCGCTGCCGGGCCGTTGATCGCTGCGGCATTCAATGGCTACCGGCTGCAGTTCTACACCGACCTGAACACGTGGCCGACCTTCGGCAAGGGCTGGGCCCGGCGCGTGGCTTCCAACCTTCTGGCCTTGAAGTGACCTGGGCGCTATTCAACTGGAAGTTGATCGGTCTGGCCGTGCTGCTGGCACTGTTGGGCCTGCAGACGGTGCGTGTGTCCGAGATGCAGCAGGCCGCCGCCGAGCGCCGCGCCGTCGACGCTGAGAGCCAGCGACTCGCAGAGCGCGCCCAGCGCGCCGAAGAACAGCGCCGCACCGCGGCCGTCACGAAGGAGGCCGCCAGTGCCCAGACTCAAACCACTGCTCTTGATGCGAGCCTTCCCGCTGCTCGCGCTGCTTCTGACGGCGTGCGCAGTGCAGCCGCCGGCGCCGCCGGTAGAGCCCGCGCGAATTCCTGCCCTGCCGCCGCAAGCGCGCGCCAGCCGGGTGACGACCCCCTCGGGCTGCTCGTTGACGTGCTCGGCCGGGCTGACCAACGCGCGGGAGAGTTGGCGGAATACGCTGACCGGCTCCGGATTGCCGGCGTTGCCTGCGAGCGCTCCTACGACGCGCTGAGCATTCAACACCGCGACGGAAGCTAAGATGGCGGCCTGCATGGCCGTCGTCGATTCCCCCCTCCTCATCGCGCCCCTTCTTCAAGGGGCGTATTTCTGTGAGGGCGCTGACCTCGTGCCGGGCATCATCACAGATGAGCACGCTGCGCAGTACAGCGCGGAGCGTGGCCTGACAGGAGCGCCGCGCATCGAAGCGGCTCTGTCCAAGATTGGGCCGGCCATCAGCCCGTCCGGCCGATACGAGCTGGGCTACACCCTGGGCGTCCCGTTGCTGCGCTATTTCACGAAGCAGGACGGCGCATGGGTCGTCGACAGGGCTGCACTGAGGAACGGGCTGCGCACCATCTGCGAGGTGAACAGAAAGGTCGTCGTCTACCTGTCGGCGAACCACTTCACCGACGCCGGCGCCGAACTCAGCATGGAGTTGGCACGCGATCCCGCGAACCTGATGTGGACCAGGGCTGGCCCCATGTTCCCGGATAGCTACTTCAATCATCCAGTCATCGCCTGGACAATGTCCAACGACGAGGCCGGGATAACCAGGTTCCGGCGCGAGGCATTCAAGGCCGCCATCGAGGAAATTGGGCGCCTCCCCGAAGAGGCCAAGGCTCGCATTGCTGCCGTCTCGCTCCTCGGTGAAGTGCACCAGATGTTCCCGGACTTCATGAGCGGCCCGAGCTATGGCATCCCTCTGCTTGAGGCGACCGACTTTTCGCCATCATCACTCCACGGGTTCAGGCTGTGGCTGCAGAAGAGGTTCGGCTCGGCCAAGGCGCTGAGCAAGCATCTCGGCAGGAAGGTCGAGGGATTCGATGGACTGATGGCGAACCCGGAAGAGGTCTTGAGCGGCTGCGCTACGGGCAGCATTCCGATCTACGGATGGTTGCACGCCAAAGCCGGAAGCCCGCGGGTTTCGGTTCACGTAGATGGTGATCTTGCTGGCTATGCTGATTCAGGGCTCAGCCGGACGGATGTGGTCGACGCGCTTCGCATGATCAGCGATCCCAACATAGGCTTCCGATTCAATCTCGATTTCAGGAAGCTGAAGCCGGGCCGGCATTCACTGGACGTCGTGGCCGAAGTAGACGGGCGCCGCCTCTCCATCGCGAAGAGAGTCTTCACGGTGCTGGGTAAGAGGAGCCTGATTGCCCGCGCTCTGTCCAAAGTGCGGCAGCCCGAACGGCCGATGCATGTTGAGGCGCCCCCTGCAGGTGTCGACATGGGCGTGCGCTGTAACCTGGACGGCCCTGTAGATGAGATCGCCGTCAAGTACATCCCCTTGGCGCGCTTGTGGCTGGAATACCGCAACAGCGTGACGCGCTCCTACATCGAGAGTTTCGCGCGAATCGCAATTGACGGCGGCATCCCCAGGGAGAAGATCTTCGGTCATCAGATTTCTCTTGACCTGGTCGGCAACTGGGACCCCGATCTGGTGGCCGTGGAGGATGCGCTCGCGCCGAGCGAGTGGTTGAGCCCTGGTGTAACGCTGTACGGTGGCACAGCCTTCGGCCGCGCATTTGTCGAAATGAAACGGCGACTCGGCTGGGGGCGCTATGGGGTGAGTGAAATGCACCCCGCCACCAAACTCAGCCCGGAAGGCTATCGATCCATGTTCGAGATGCACCGGCAGAATGGGGCGGTGTATGTGGCTCCGTACTACCTCGTGGTCACGCCGGCAGACGGCGTCTCTGGTGAGGGGCTGTCGCGCTTCTTGATCTCGGAAAAGAACCCCAACGAAAAGACAGGGTCGGCTGCGTTCTACCGCGCGATCGCCAAATTGATGAACGAGTAA